GCCATTATGCTTGTCTAATTTCTAAACAGTCAACTTCAGTAAAAGATACCCCATCGGGATTGGTAATGGTAATGGAGCGAACCCCTAGTTTAACATCAACGGGAATATTTATTTCGATTTCCGTTAGTGAAGAAATTCAGTTAAGCGGATTAGCAGATTATAACCATTTAGTGATTTATGACATTCAAGGAAAAGTAGTTTTAAATCAATCTACATCTGGAGATACTGAGAAGCTAAAAATCGAAAGTTTTTGCCCTTCAAAGAATTGATTTAACTCATCAATCTTGTCATTCCAAATATCAATAGCAACATCTGAAGCCACAATGGCATTGAAGCAGTAGCTTTGTTTACTATTACAGTTTCAATATCGGGCTGGAACAGAAACGAGTGATTCAATACCAGCATGGTTATCAAAGAATGAATCGGTTATCACAGCGGATGGTACGAGATACGCCGAACAAAACTTTCCCGGCTTTTTATCTTTCCTAAACTCAAAACACAAATACGCTACCGGAGTTGTGAATTTTCAAGGCGGTAATTCGGTTGCAGATACCAGCGGATTTTCGTTAATTGCAGAGGCTATAAGTCAAATGCAGCCAGTAGTTCGAGTATCGGATATTAACAAAAAGCAATCCGATTACAGCGAGGTAAGAGTAACGGGTACAATATGAGTGAATCAAGAAAGGATTTGATTAGGAGGATGTCTCAAAACGGTGATATTGTTTCTCTTTATCGCGCTGGAATGCTACCCGATTACATTGGAAGGTACAGGGATATTTACTATAAACTTTCCGAACTAAAAGCTACTGGAATCGAAAAGATGGTCGCTGTTCAACAAACTTGCGATATATTCAACTGTTCACAAGCAACGGTCTACAATGCTGTTACTTGGATGGAAGGTTGATTTACACTATTAGTTAGAAATAACACACCAAGCCCCGTCTTAAATTTGGCGGCATGGTTCACCATATCTATTTACAGGGCATTGTTGGAGAGGCTATCACTAAGAAAGCCGTTGTCAATCAATTATCCAGCATAAAAGCCGATGATACTGTATTGATTCATATTCACTCAAATGGTGGCGATGTAGAGGAAGGTTGGTCAATACATGACTATATCGTAAGTGAATCAAATCGAGTAGGTTTCCAAGTCGATACAATCATAGAGGGTGTGTGCAAGTCTATTGCTACGCTCTTTTTTGCGCTTGGAAAGAACCGAACTATCACACCAAACTCACGGCTTTTAATTCATAATCCGTGGGGAGCGAATGAAGGCGATGCAGCTTCAATGATTAGTTATGCTGAGGCGTTACTTATCGAAGAGGAGAAACTAGCAACTTTCTACGCTCAGGCTATCAACGCAAACATTGAAGATGTGCGTAAATGGATGGCTCAAACAACCGAATACAACGCACAGCAAGCCGTTTCGATGGGCTTCGCTACTGGTGTGGCTTTAGACCAAACCAACTACGTTGACCAAAAGGCAGTTGCATTAATCAAGAATTTTCACACTAACAATAAACCCAAAATGAGTAAACCTTCATTTAGCGTGGCGGCTTTCATGGCGAAAGTAACGCATGCAGTAAAAGCCTTAGCGGGCAATATTAAAGCCTTCGATGCTACATTGGAGGATGGAACGGCAATCACAATCGAATCGGAAAGCGATACTCCACAAGTTGGAGATATGGTATCGTTAACTGAAACGGGCGAAATGGCAGCGGATGGAAGCTATACACTTTCAGACGGTACTATTATCGAAGTTGTAGGCGGCGCAATCACAACCGTAACAGTTCCACAGGCGGCTGCAAGTGCTGATTTAGAAGCTAAGTTGGTAGCACTTGAAACGGAAAATGCTCAATTAAAAGCAGCTTTAGAAGCAGCAGAGCCGATTCTTGACCAAGTGAAAGCACTACAAGATAAGGTAGGCGCATTCACAGCACCAGCGGCAAAGTCTGAGCCTCGCAAGATTGGAACACCACAAAAGGCAGCAGATAAAAAAGCATTCGTTATGCCTGCTAAGAATGATTTGAAGCCAAACCAACGCTTGAATCCAGCTAAGAAATAACCGCAATCACTAACAATCAAACTAATTTCAAAAAATGGCATTACTAGACCCAGCCGATTTGACCTTTAATGGCGAAGAAGCACGTTCAATGGCAGATGCGGTTGTCGAAACAATCTTCGAGAATCCAGCAGTTACCGACTTGATGACGGTGTATGACAACATCGTTACCACAAAACAAATTCCGTTCTTAGGTTTACTTTCTAAAATCACTAAAGCCGATGCTGGTTGTGGATTAGGGCAAACAGCTAAGAACATCCCAATGTCTGAGAAGTTTTGGGAACCAGCAGCCGTTAAGATTTGGTTAACGATGTGCGGTTCTGAAGTTGACGGTTCGTTTTGGGTATTTGCTCAAAATACAGGCGTTGACCGCGACAATATCACAGGAACGGACATCGCTCGTTTCGTTGTTGACCGTATGAGTTCAGCGGCTCAGGAAGATTTGCTTCGTATCATTTGGTTTAACGACACAGCAGCTGCTAACGTAACTGATAGCGGTAAGATTAAAAACGGCGTATCACTTGCTGATTACAATATCATTGACGGTTTATGGAAGCAAATCTTCGCTATCGTTGGTGTAACAGCAGCGCGTAAGACAGCAATCGCTAAAAATACTGAGGCTACATACGCCCTTCAAATGGCTTTAGGTTCTTCGGATGCGATTACTACTTTCCGCGCTATGATTGCAGCAGCAGATTCACGTTTGAATGCTGCCCCTAACAAGTTCTTTATTGCTACCCGTAGCCTTGTTGAGAACTACGCTACTTGGTTGGAATCGCAATCTGCAAATTCATCTTTCGAGCGTATCGAAAACGGATATGTGATGATTCGTTATCGTGGTATTCCGGTTTACGGTTTCGATTTCTGGGATAGAACTATTCAGGCGGACATCCAAAACGGCACTAAATACGATTTGCCACACCGCGCAATCTTGACTGTGAAAGAAAACCTAGCAGTTGGTTATGATGCTTCAAATGCAGTAGGCGATTTCCGCGTATGGTACAGCGAAGATACCGAATTGAATAACTTCAAAGGTAAATATCGTGTGGATGCAAAAGTATTGCAGGACTACATGATTCAAGTAGCTTACTAATTCATTGGGGAGCGTTAAAAACTCCCCTTTTTTTAAACTCCAAAAAATAAAATAAGCTATGCCATCAGTTTCATGCCCGGGCATTAATACAAATGCTTTCCTAGACTGTACCAAGCCCATGTTACCGGGCGTTAGTGATATGCTTTACCTGTTCAATTGGGCAGATATCGCTACAATAACAGAAAATGCTTCCTACCCTAACTTAATCGAAGGGCTTACCTTGACAGGTAGTGCAAAGATTTACCGTTTCGAGGGTAAGAAATCTTCTAACGAACCAAAATCTACTTTAGTAGAAGGTCGTTACCAGCCGTCTTTTACTCACGAGGTTGTCTTCAAAATGTTCAATATTGATTCGCCAACAAAGCAGCAACTTGAATATATGTGCAACACTAAAGTGGTTGCAATCGTTGAAAACAATTTCAAAGGCACAGACGGTGAAGTTCCATTCGAGATTTACGGTTTACGTTCTGGACTTCAAATGCGTGCTTTAGAGCGTGTATTGAACGACCAAGAAACATTGGGCGCGTATAATTGCACACTAGGCACGTCCGATATCGACAAAGAGCCGTATTTACCAGCCACTTTGTTTGATACTAGCTACGCTACAACAAAAGCAATCATTACAGCCTTGTTTACAGCGTGAGTTCTGAACAGCTTCAAAAAGAGCTGGAGGATATTAAACACCCGTTGCTGGTACTTCGTCAAGGCGATGCTATGCAACGGGTTTTTGATTTGTACCGGAATATCGCAGGACGAGAGCCGCGCGGCAGTGGACGTTGTATGGCGTGTGCGATGGATGCCTTTTACGAACTACAAAGAATAAGTCAAGTAGGGCAGGGATGGGATAATTCTGTAAATTTACCTCCAACAATAAAACAACTTAATTTAGCAAACATCCAAAAAATGGAAAAGTACAAAATGACTGTGCCACACTTTCGAGCATTCGGAAGCCCTGACACCATTACGGAAGCAAACACTACTGATGCTCAGGTTGAAACTCTTTTGAAAGAGAATCCTGAGTTTAGTAAGTTTTTCATTCTACGCGATCCAAGTAAAGCGAATGCAAAGGCAGCTATCGAAATTGAAAAGATAGTTGACGAAAAGCCTAAAAAAGACATTCCAGCAAAGCCAGCAAAGGAAACTAAAGCGGCAAAGAAATCAGGTAAATAATACAAGTAAATGGGCAATCTTAAACTTGTAATCCCACGTCAAACAAAGCGATTAGTTAGCCTGTTAGATAGACAGGCTAACATTCGCACATGGGATGAAGATAATGCATATCCACAGCGGATAAAAGACTTGTGCAATGCTTCGGGTGTAGCTACTCGATGTATTAAACGTTATTCGCGTTTCATTGTCGGGCGTGGATTTTCAGACCCGTTAACGTATAAGCAAGTAGTTGACCTTAAAGGTGGAACAGCAGATAAGCTAATTGCCTTAACCGCTAAAGACTTCTCGTATTACGGTGGGTTTGCTATTCATTGTCGTTTCAATGGAATGGGGCAAATAGTCGAGCGTAAATATCTCAACTTTGCCGACACCCGTTTATGCAGCGATTCCGATAAGATTGCCTTTTATGATAATTGGGACGCCCAAAGCAAGATAAAGAAGTTCAATATAAATGAAATTAAACGGATTAATCTATTCAACCCTAATACGGTTATTGACGAGATTAACGAATGCAAGGGCGATACATACGAGGAGAAGGTACAAAACTATAACGGTCAAGTATTATGGTATTCTTCTGAGGGTTTTGGTGCTTATCCGATTGCTCCGATTGATTCCGTTGCCGAAGATGTAGAGACTGATTTTCAGGCTAAGCTATACAAGAATAAAAACATTCGTACATCATTCACTTCGGCGGGTATGTATATCCAAAAGGGTGAAAGTGAAAGTGAGAAAGACCGAGAAAAGACACAGCAAGCACTTACTGAATTTCAGGGTGCTGATGGTGCTGGTAATATTATGCTTGTCGAAGTTCCAGCGGGTAACGAGCCGCCTGAATTTAAGCCTTTCAATGTAAGTACAGCCGAAGATAGGCGATTCGAGTACCATGAAACGAGCGTAGAAAGGTCAATCGTTAAATGTTTCGCTATACCTCCGGTTTTGGCTGGTATTCTCGAAGCTGGTAAAATGGCTACTTCATCTGAATTGAAAGATGCTTACGATATTTATAACAGCGAAACCGAACCTGAAAGGATTATTTTTGAGGAGCAATTCAGTAAGGTACTCGGAAAGCCTGTTACTATTTTACCGCTAACAATCACATTCAATGCAGCAGCAAATTAAACTAATCGACAAAGCCGATATTCAACTGATTCGGGCTATTAGCGACAATATACCAGCCGATAGGATTGAACCGTATATAATCGAAGCACAGGAAGTTGATTTATGCGGATTGCTTGGAACTGATTTGTATAATAAGTTATTCGAGGAGGTTGTGCCTAATACATTTCCTGCAACGTATCTCTATCCAGAATTAAAGCCTGAGTATTCTACTTACTTGGCTTACATGGCTTATGCTCGTTTCCTTACTCAAAATCAAATTACCGTTACCTCGCACGGTGTAGTACAGAAAAAAACCGATTGGAGTGACCCAGTTTCGGACGTTGCGATGCAAAGAGTAATTTCGGCTGCACGTTCAACGGCTCAGGTGTATTCGGATAGGTTGATTAAGTTTCTAAATACAAATGTTGAAACATATCCTGAATGGAAGCGGTGCGTACATTGTGATATTAAAATGGGCAATGCAGGAGCAGCAGCACGAATTACAGCGGTAAAAGGCAAGCGTTCAGCATGGAGGTTACGATAATCAATTTAGGCGGCTCGATTCGTATAATTGACAATAGAGATACATCGTCAACAATAGAGGTATTAAAAGATGGTGTAAGGCTTCAAAAGTTCGGTGATATTTGTAGGATATTATTCAAGACAGGAACTTGGATAGATATACCTTATGATGTAGCTGAAGTAATTGGCTTTGATGGTTCTGTTATTCCTGCCTCGTCTAATGCTTTCCTAATAGCCTTGCAAGCTGTTTTAACTGATTATAACGGCGGCACTCCGACAAGCCCATATAACTTCTCATTTAAAGTAATTGAAGAAGGTGTAACGGTAACAATTCCCGAACCTCAACAAATGACTGTATTCGGCTCAATGCGAGTTGATGGAGTGTTGAATGTCGATGGTGAATTGATATTGACTGATTTACCTTTGGATGGATTGGATGGAATTGACGGCACGGATGGAACGGATGGGATAGATGGGGATGATGGAGTAGATGGGGATGATGGAAGGGGGATAGTTTCTGAAAGCTATAATGCAGCAACAGGCGAATTAACTTTGACATTTTCTGATTCGACTACGTATGTAACATCAGATATGCGAAGTCAGTCAGAATGGAAAACAATACAAACTCAAACGGCTTCGGCTTCGGCTTCAATCGACTTCCTTTTGACGGGTGGATATACTCAGTATCGAATTGAGATAATCGGACTAATCTCAGCTACTAACATTGTCGAACTTTGGGCGCGGATGGGTACTGGTGGAACTCCAACCTATGGAACAGGAGGGAGCGATTATGTGCATACCCGTTCAACTGGTGTATTAACATCATTTGCGGCGGCTGGTGGTACTGATTCTAAGATTGTATTGCAAGGCGCAACGGTCGGAAAGGCTTCAACAAACTATTTTAATGGTGAATTGATTATTGTTGACCCTGCCAATACATCACATCACAAAGCAATTAGGCATGAATCGTTTTCCTTTTCTTCAGGCGGTACTTATTACACGCAAGGAACAGGAAGATATGTAAACACGGCGGCGGTAACTGCTATTCGATTACTTTTGAATAGCGGAAATATCGCTTCAGGAACATTTGTTTTAAGTGGTAAGTAATGGAAGAAGAATTTGAGCCTCCTACCCATAGAATGATTAACGGTGAAAGGGTAGAACTAACCGAATCGGAAATAAACGAACTGCTAATTCAATGGCAGCAAGAACGAGATAAACAACTTGAAAACTTAAACAACGAATAAAATGGCACTAATTTCAATAAGAAAAACAGCGGCAATCGAGCCAGCACCAACCGGCACCGTATCGCTTTACGTTGATGCATCCGATAATCACTTGAAACAAATTGATGAAACGGGTGAAATTATCGAC